CGGGTTTCGATCTCAATTCGAGCGTTGAAGCTGAACCCTTCCGCGCCGGCAGCGACCACCGCTGACTTCAGAATGTCGAAGTAATCACTTGGAGTAGCCTGCGCCAGCATTCCAGTCGTGGCTGAAATAGTCCGAACGGCCAAAGCGTTGTTATCAAGATTGTGTATCCAGACCTGTTGCTCAAGCCCAAGCGCAACCACGTCAGGAGCGGTAAGCGCAAGCCCGGTAATATACTTCCCAGTTACCGAGTCAATGATGTTTTCCGTGTTGAAAGCGCGGTGTGTCGGCAGGCCTTCAACGCCAGCAAGACCCGAATTAGCTCCCTGAGTTATCAGTCGATCAAAGTCGACCACGGTCGGGAATACAGATGCGTTCAGGTTGAGCGTGTACGGAACGAGCGGTTTCGTGCTGCGGCCGCTTCCGATAGTGGCAGAAGGCCCGCCGATAATGACTTCAGGCAGCGCTGTAGCCGCCGGCTCAAGCACCGAGGCCTGATTATTGCGCGGCAGGAGCTTAATCTGAACGCCGTCCTCGTTGTTGTAGGTCTCCTCGCCCATGCCGAGCCCGCCAGTCCAGATGAACCAGACTCGCGCGCCAGCGACGTGCGCCTTCATGGGAGTGTCCATGCAGGCTCGGTATAATCCCTCAAGCCGTATTCCGGTGCCGTCGTCAACAATTGAATCGCAGGCTATCCATTCCTCATCGTCAAGCCCCGGCGATATCACGCAGACGCCGCCCATATTGTCTGAGCCTTCAGGGTCATAAGCACCAATCAGCGCATCAAGGCTTTCAACGCCAAGCGGGTCAACCTGAATCGTCAGCGCTCCGTTGCCGGTCTGCCAGCCGATCTCGTTGTTGCGCAGCGCGCCAACCGTCATGAAGCCGGCTGTCACAAAGTCGGTTGACGTATAGACGCCAGAGAAAGCGGTTGGTGGATTGCGGACGCGGCGAATTACCTCATATTGCGTCGGTGAATTACCTACGCCACGACGGGCCAGCGTGGCAACCCGTGGAACCAACGTGGGGAGCGGGTTTTGGCGCATCAGGATAAACGGCGACTCCGTAGCGGCTTGATCGGCAGCGTCGAAGGGTATGACAGCCTGAATCGGCGGCACGAAGTCCGTTGGCGGCGGCGCGGCCACATTCGCCAGCTCAGTATCGAAAATGTCAGATGTGACATCGAAGTCCATTTGATTGTCGATCGTGTTTCCTACTCCCGCGCGCGTTATGCGGACAGCGAGATTGCTTTCACCGGCGTTTGTATTGGTGAACGAAAACACGTCACCCGGACGCAGCGCATAGGAGGTTCTGTCAATACGAATGTTCCCGGATGCCGATGGCTGAGCGAGGTTCTTCAGCTCGCGCGCTGCGATCTTGTTGGCCACCGTTGCGTCATGGACGCCCTGATAGCGAACTTCCTTCGTTACCGTCTTGCCCTGAATGATGCGGTTGCCGGGAGCGATCGCTACGGCGTGGGTCTCGTTCCACTCCTTATTCCGATCTGAGTAGCGCAAGCGAACCCGGTTGAAGGTCTGCGACCAGTCTCCCTTGTTCCACTTTGTCACCTCAATGATGTTCGATTCGTTGGCCTGAAACTCGTTGCCGAGCGTGTAGTCAAACCTTGCCAGCTTTATCTCAATCTTTCCCGTGATCGGGTTCGGGCCTATGTAGCAGTCCATGTGCTGCTCAAGCGTGTCCTGAATCTCTCCGGTCGTGGTGCCTTCGTCAATGAGCTGGGTGAAACCGATGCCCTCACTGTAAACGACTTCAGCGACCGCTTGGAAGTTGCTCAAGTTCATTTCGCCGGCGGCGAAGCCACGGCCCCAGCGTGGATTGGTGTATAGGTCAAAGGCAACACTGACCGGGTTTGCGTCGCGGCCGATGAAGTGATGGTTGTTGCCGAGGTTCATGACGTCGCCCATGCCACCATTAGCTACCGTGTCAAAGGCTTGAACCTCAACTGAGATATAGCGCAGATTCGGCGCCTCACCGATGTTGGCGCCTTGCGTTTCATCAAGGCTCGTCACCATGATGTAGGTCGTGCCACGGTAGGCCGGCAGATCGGCGACGCGACTATTCATAAACGCGCTGACGCCCTGAGTCTCGGTGCCACGAAATAGGCGAATCCGACCGACGAAGCCGCCGCCATCATCAATGCCACCAAAGATATCATTGGCGTCGACGTCCACAAAGTCGGTCTTAGGGACGCCGCCATTGTCAGCCACGTAGTCCCAGACGCGATCATCGCCTATCCAGATCGCGGTGATGCCAGCTACCTCAGTTTTGGCTATCGCGTAGCAGAGCGCTAGATGATAGGTGAAGCCGATGACCTCCTCCTCCTTGAAGATCACGCCGGTCGTAACCGTCCTTGCGATCGCCTCAAAGTCTCCATACCAGATACAATTCATTGAGCGACACTTCGGCGAGCCGCCAATGATTATCGGGACAGATCGGCCTTCCGTGGCGGTCGGGACGTTGAAGTCGCCAAGGCCAGAGGCGGTTTGAGCCGGCAGACGCTCACGAAAGTAATCGGACAGCGCGTAGCTTATGACCCACCAAAATAATCTCCACCACATTAGCCCGGCCCCGCGAAAGCGTTGGTTGATACCCGCGTACCCGACGGCAGTTCAGTGTTGGCCGGGTCGATCTCAGGTATGTCAGGAAAGCCCTGAAAGTTGATGACGTTGTTAAATTTGTTCTTGCAAGTACCGCGATCCAGCTTGCAGCCGGCATACACGTTCACGCCACCGCCATTGAGCAGGCTCCTGAATGGCAGGTTGACACGAACTTCGTCAGGGTCGGCGCCGACGTTACCCTCAACAATGTCGCGAATTTCACCGTCAGGGGTTTCGATATAACCTCCTTGCCAGTAAATATCCAGATCGCCAGCGCTCAGGGCGCCGAGGACGCCAGCGTCAAGAGCCGCCGCTTGGTTGCGTAGGTTGTTGATGATGAGATTCAGCCCGCCGTTGGTGATACTGGATACGGTGCCAATATGCCTGAAGTTACTTCTCGCCAAGTTGCATCCCGGCGACTGGAACAGCATCGCATTGCAGAGCGCCGAGAACGTGTCAGGCGGCGTCGACTCCGAGCCGTTCGTGATGGGTTGAAGCAGTATCTCGACTTCAGAGCCAATGTGATTGATGGCGACAATGCGCCCGGCCCAGATTGATTGAAGCTGCTTAGCCGGGTCGTCATTGTGAAAGCGAGTGATCTGAACCCGCGTCGATGAGCTGGTTGGCGCTCCCTGATACAGCGCTATGACTGCAAACTGATTCGAGACCACCATTGTCCGGTTATTGTCGTCACTGTTTTTCGACTGCGCGAACGGCGTCAGCGTATAGGTGAGCGATGAATACAGCTTCGCGCTCACGGTAATATCCCTGACCGTATTGGCTACCCGAATCGTAGTCAGGCCATTACTGAACTCAATGACCTCGACCGGACTGCCGTCGGCTGTCTCATAAGCGTCAAAGGACATCTATAACTCCTCGAATACCGAAGCGCAGCTCAGCAATTCCCCGGTACAAGTGCCTGAAGGTTGCAGTGTCACTGGTGAGCCTTGCCAACGTCAACCAGCATACGTTGACCTCATCAATTGGAACAGAGCCCGCGCCGGCGATGATAGATGACATTGTGATGGTCTCGGTTGCGCCGCCATCCACTACCGAGGTTATCCGACGATAGTAATGGACGCCGGCGATAGTAACGCGAATGTCCCGACGCGGTGCGACGTTGCCGACCAGACTGGCCAGCCCCATTTGCGGAACGGTGAAGGTATTGCCTCCCAGCGTTAAGGCGGCTGAGAGCGGCAGGTCATTTGAGCCGGTCGGGACGTAGAACTTGCCCCAGCTTCCCCGTATAAAATGGAGGAATTTGCGCCAAGCGTGTTGATCGGCCAGTGAGTTGATGTGCGCTAAGACCTCCTGAGTGGGCCGTGACAGCACTTCCGTCCTGCTCTGTGTCATGCCCCCGGTCTGACCATCAAGTCTGCCCTGCGATGATGTGATGCCGCCCTTGCGCGTTCTACCGTCCATAAACAGGCAATCTTTCAGGATAGGTAGGCTGTCGACGGGGTGTGAGTCGAAGTAAGCCGGGTCAATCGCGCCGATGTTGGCATAGTCAAATAGCTCGAAACTGAGGTTGATCTCCTGAAGGTTGACAGGGAAGTCTCTTATGCTCACCGACGGGTTCAGGAAGCCGAACTTAATCATCATGCAAGACGTGTCAGCCGGCAGCGCCGTGCCGATCGCTTGCGTCAGGGTGATAGTTGACGAGGTGAACGAGAGGACTTCGCCTTCAACCGAGGTGCGGTCACGCAGCATAAAGTGAGCCGTGCCTCCGATCTCAATTTCCATGTCATCTGTATTCACTTGTATCACGTCGTCAGTTGTCAGCGCTGCCGAGGTAAGCTCCCGCGCCTGCCACCATTGCTGACAGCCGATCGGCAAGTGAATGGCGCCAAGCAAGATATTCTGAAGCTGCGCGCGCTCAAGCGGGTTGGTGTATCTCAGCTCGACATTGACCGAGCTACGTGGGGCCAGCCTCAGTGACATGGCCTTCTCGCTGCCATTCTCAGTGATAAGGTTGTCCGTCTTGAAGCGAAGCTGCTCAGTGATGGCGCGCTGTGGAGCGACCGCGATAATGATAATGCGCCGGCCAATCATGCGGATCGTCAACGGGCCTTCGGTCGTAGTGAACACAGCCAGACCGTCAAAATTAACGTCACCCGCAAGAGCCGCCTCAAACGTGAACACAATGCTGCTGAACGACGGCACTACAACCGGAAGTCCCGGCGATAGCAGCGTCACGCCAGACACTCCTGACACGTCGACGGCCGAGACCGTTACGGGATAGCGGAAGGTATTGTGAACCGTCGCTATTCGTGTTTTCGGTGCCGTGATGTTCCCGTAGTCGATCGGGTCTGGCGTGACGCCAATCTGGTTCAGGTAGGTCTGCGCAAAGCCGCGCGCGGTATTCGGGCCGGCGCCAAGTACTTCAAGGTATTTCTCAGGGTAGCGTGGCGCATTGATGCTGGCTCCTGTGACGAATAAGTCATTGAGGCCTTGTTTCGGGTCAGCCGGGTTCGGCAGCGTCGGGAGTTGCGGGTTCCCCGGTGCGTTGAACTTGACTCGAAACGGTGCGGCGGCGCCTTGAGCCATTTTAGACTACCGCGCCAGTTTCTTTCCGATAGGCCAGTCCCTCGTATCCTGAATAGCCCTCACCGGCAACCGTGTTATTGCTGTCCATGTTAATCATCGGAAAGACGACGTAAGTCTCACCGCCGACCACGATCTCCTGCTCAGGAGCGTAGTCGCGCATATTCACCCGGAATATGTCAGGAATCTGACCGACCACGCCGAGGCGTGTATCCGATTGAAAGTCGAAAGCAGCGGCGACGTATATCGGAATCAGGACATTGGCGTTGGCGGTGAAGTTTCGATCGGCAGCCCATAGGACTGTCCCTAGCCCAGTGTCATAAAAGTTGGTCTGCGCAGTGCCGACGCGAGAGCGGATCATCACGTCACCGACCGCCGTAGTCACACCACCATCAGACGCCTTTTGTAGCGGGCTCGCAGTTACCTGCAACTCAGCCTGATTGGCCGGCTGAAAGAACTTGTATCCAATAAACGTCAGGTTGAAGATTCCGTCAATGCCAGTTCCGGTCGTCGACGCTTGTGCTATTCCAGTGACAGGGTTTGCATTCCCATTGCCGGGTTGAACATCATAGTTGCCGGGCGTTTCAACTGAGACCGATGTAATCACACCGGCCGATTCTGTCAGGACTCGTAAGGTCGCCGCTGTACCTGCGCCAGCGTGTACGCCATCCGTGAGCGCAACCGTAATGATGTCATTGACCGCGTGGCCAGTCCCGCCAGCGTTGACGGCAGCCGCGCTCACTTGAATCGGGAACAGGCCCGGCATATAAAAATAAGCACCCGGACAGTTTGCCGGCATGGCCTGTCCAAATGAGCCGTTAGCTCCGGTGCCTATAGCGTTCCTGAACGGTATGTGATGAGCGCTGGCATATGGAGATAATTCCTCATTGGCTTGGGCTGAAATCGGGAAGTTGAGCGGGTTCGGGTCTAGTGACGACCAAAAATGGCTTGTACAGTAGAAGCTCTCAGGATCAAGGTCGACGCCGCCATCAACCTGACGTATCCGACCGATGTGGAAATGACGATACTGCCGTGCGTTGACCTTCAGGACGCAGTGAATGTATTCCCCGGTCGTGTCGCAGAAAAGCCAATAACCTGAGTACGGCCCCGGCGCGCTATTGAGTAGTTGACAGCGCATATTCGGGCCGATGCTCCCTGATGTTGGAACTGCGAAGGCTGCGCTGGCCGGCGCGTTCGCCGGGTTGTTCGGCTGGTCGAAAATCTCCTGACCAAGATCGACGCCATCCCCAGTGAAGTGCATCAATGAATCGGCCTTCGTGTGCGCGAAGTAATACGGGCTGACTGGTGAGCCTACCGTGCCTCGGTGCGTCCAAATCTCTACTTCAGGGCGTGTACCCGGAACGGGAGCGCGGTTCGCTACCCAGCCGCAAGACGTGACCGCGAAGTCAAGCCATTTATCAAGCATGAAGTCGCCCATGTCATCGTCACCCGGCTCAAACGGGAAGTTTTCTGTCTGGAAAGGCATTAAATAATCTCCATTGCGATCCATTGGCCGAGGTCTGAGCCGTTGGTATCAGGGAATACGATAAAGCGTGATGCACTTAGGTAGCTCTCAATTTCCTCGAAAGCAGTGAGGCCTACACCATGACAGTTCTCATAGCCGTCAATGTAGCCGATCACTTGGACGTCACCGGTTTGAGTTGCGACGATATGCGCTGTAACCGTCAGGGTCATCTGTAGCCCGGTTCCGAATGGCGATACACCCTGAACACCCGTCACAGCACCGCCCGGAGTGTTAAACCATCCATTATTATCATCGCCAAACTTTTGATCTATCGAGTTGCTCGCTGGGTTTGTGTTCTGAGCCGCAAGCTGTGGTGCATGGGTGAAGGAATATCCGGATATATCTTGATTGTGCGGCCAGATACTCGCGTCGACATTGATCGAGACAGCGCTTGAGGCCAGCGTCTTCCACGACGTCGAAAGGTTGTCACGATAGCGAATCGCCGGGAATACTGTGACGTATAAACCGGGGTTCAGGAAGCCGGCGTTATTCGCGCCAAGGCCGCTCTGCGTGTAGGACTGGGTGAAGGCTCCGACTACCGTTGTCTGTCCCGCCACGATGCCGGCAAATGGATAGCTGGCTTCGGCATTTGTCAGTGGTATGAACAGACCCATGACGCCGTATTGGACGTTGTTACCGTCGCGGCACATGATGTTATTGCGTCGCTCAGTTGTTGACAGGTATATCTCAGGGTTCTGCGAAGCGATATTGAAGAACATCTGCGAATCAGGTGAAGCGTCAGGCTGTCCAGTGAAGGCGGCGAGGCCGTTGTAACCACTGGCCACGATTAGCCGTGACGAGTCATTACCTCCTGATGTGACGGTGGTCATGCCGATTGTCGGCGGGTTGCTTGCCTTGACGCTGGTCGCGATCCACTCAAAGTCGGTTGTATCATTGACGTAGGTGTTGCGATCTACCGTCCACTTGGCGGTCTCCGTCGTCAGATTGACCGTGAGGTCGTCATTACCGGCCGCGCTTGCGTTGGTAGTGGCTGCCCCGGTAACTCCCGGCAGCGCCGAATAGGCGCCGGCTGAGATATACTTCACCCCAGTAACCACGCCGCCAGACGCAGCAGTGACCACGCCACGCGCGACAAAGGCTCCGATTGGGGTGCCGCCAACCACGTCGAAAGTCTCACCGACCACGTATCCAGTGCCGCCGGCATTGACCGCCAGTGCGATCACATGGTCGTTTAGAATCATGTCCAGCAAGGCTTTTGAATAAACGATGCGGCCGAGACTGGTCGTTCCGTTCGCGACTAGAATTTCATTGATAAATGGCATTGGTTAAACCCCTAAAGCCGCGCGCGAGGCGTTGCGTTGAGTGCTGAGCATATTGAGCAATACTTTCTGGCCTGCGCCAGTGTTGAAAGCGCCGGCAATATCAGCCGGGTCGATCGTGTTGACGATGGTCACTGGAACATTGACGTTCGGTGCTGCGCCCTGACCGCCACCGTTGGGAACTATAGTCCCGTTGGCTGGCGCTTGGAATAGCTCCGGGCCTTTCTCGCCCACTACGCCGAAGTCGCCCTTTTTCACGTCGGCGCCCTCAGCGGCTCCACCAAAGAAACCTCCGATAGCACTCAGGAAGCCTTGACCGCCAGAAGCACCGCCGCCGATACCGGACAGCAGCTTGAATATCTCAGACGCCAGCGCTTGCGACGCCAGCTCAAGTAGCATTTGAGCGAACTGCCGTGGAATCTCCTCAATGCCTTCCGAGAACGGGTCGCTCAGGAAGCCGGCCAGAATATCCTGACTGTTCTCCCGGGCGCGCTTCAGGAAGTCTGTAACGTCATCCTCAGCTTCAGCCAGTTGTTCGCGCAGTGCGATGTTAGCTTCCTGAAGGTCAAGCGCCTCACCGAGCGACTTCTCATCGCCAACAAAGCGCTTCCTGATCGCCATTTCCTCTAAGACGTCATTGAGTTCTCGTCCAGATTCGATTGCTATTCCCAGCGCCTCATTCTCAAGGGCCAAATCTTCAAGGAACTGCTTATCATCAGCTCCCTGTGAGAATAGGTCGTCACGGGCATCGGCGTAGTCAGAAGCGTTGCGACTGGCATCCAGTAGCGCCTGAGCCTCTTTCAGCCAGACTTGATCGCCTCCTGATAGCTCCATTAGCTCAAGGTCTTCAAGTACGCGCTCGTAATCTCTGCCGGTTTCCTCCGCGATGCGAAAGGCCTCATTGACTTGCGTCAGGTCATGTATGAATTCGGCCTGCTTTTCACGTAGCTTCTCAAGCGCCTTCGCGGCCGCAGCCGCGCCGAGGTCTAGGTTGAGATCGGCCTGACCGTCGGTAATGGTTGAGGCGCCTTCCTTGATTGACCGAAAGGCTGGCAGTAGAACCTCACTAATCTTCAGGCTTGCGCCGTCGACATTCTTTGAGAAGTCCTCGAAAAAGTCAGTTGTGACGGCCTTCGCTTTATCGAATCCGCTACTATCTTCAAGGATAGTCTTGGCAAGGTCGAAGTCACCTGATGCCAGCGCTCCGATCGCCGCAGCAATGCCTCCGAGCCCTTCGCCAAATGCGGTGAATAGTCCAGCGCCCGTCCCAAGCAGGTCGAATAAAGCCTGAAATGTTGAGCCGACGGCAATCGCCGCTATAGCAAGCCGCTCCATGTTCACGCTGAGTTCGTCACTGGGGCCGAGCGTTCCGGTGAGCGCCTTGCCGACAACATCAACGCCCTTCGCTACGCCAATGAGCGCCTCTGAGAGCCCGCTCGCAAATCCACTTGTTGCGCTGAGCGCTCCAATAAAGCCAAGCGCGCTATTCTTGAGAACGGTAAATGACTGGCCGATGGTCGGCTCAAGTTGCTTGAACTCCTCACCGATCTTTCCCGCTTGCTTTTGGATAGCGCCGAATACGGCTTCAGCCGTCAGTGCGCCTTCTGCGCCGAGCGTTCTCAGCCCGCCAATGGTTACACCAAGACCGGCGGCGATCTCACGCGCCAGCCCCGGCAATTGCTCCATAACGGATCGCAGCTCGTCACCGCGAATTGCTCCTGACGCCAAGCCCTGTCCAAGCTGAACGATACCGGCTGACGCTTCAGCCGAGGTTGCGCCAGATATGGCGATGGCTTGAGATACCGCCTCAGTGAAGCCCAGAGTCTCACGCTGAGATACGCCCAGCTCAGTGACCGACCGGGCGACACGGCTGTATAGATCAACAGTGCCTTCAAATGAGCCGCGCGTCCGTTGAGATACCTCGAACAGCGCTTCAGTGACGTCAGCTAGGTTTTCGGTGCCTGTAGTGACAAGCCTCAGCTTGTTTTGCAGGTCTTGGTAGGTGGACGCGGCGCTAACAATCTCTTTGACGACCAGCGATCCCGCAATGGCCTTGAGTGCGGTTCCGAGGCCAAGTGAGCTTTTCTGGGTCTGCTTTTGCTTGCGGTCAACGCCGGCAAGTGCGCCCTCAACAGCCTTACCGCCCCTCACCGCTCCTGACGGGTCGATTGTTACTACTATTCTGAAGTCCGTCATTCTTTGCCCACCATTCTCTCAGCACAAGGTCTAGTTCAAGCACCACCAACTTAAGCTCATCGACTGGAATCCCTATATGCTTCGCGTACTCGTTGAGGGCTGTCCACTTGATCGGCCCTCTTGGCTGGTTGCGTTCGGAGTTCAGGTCTATAAACGCTGACCAGTATATCCGGTATTCGTCCTTCAGGTCAGGGGGTTCTTTGAGCCTCCCCGGCAGGTCGGTGATACCGCGTTCCTTCAGTGCTGCCCGTATTTTATCCTGCGCTGGGCCTACACCGTCAAGATAGAACTCAAGGAAAGCGGTTAGGCTTTTACAGCTTCACTCGCCGCTGCCTTTCTGAAGTTCGTCCATCCCTTTGCTGCCTGCTCGACCGCCTTGAGCAGTTTCGGGAGCTTAGTCATTAGCTCCACGGC